GTCAGTCGGTGTTGCGTGACCTCCAGCAGTATGCGGCGCAAGCTCGAGCCGCACTTCCTTGAAGGAGTCGCGCGTCATGGGGTCGAAACGCAGGAGCAGGATAGTGCGTTCCGCGATGAAGAAGCGGTTGTCCGGTTTTGCATCAACGGCCGGAGTGACGAGCTGCTCGGGCAGGCGCACCGGCTGATCACCGAACTGCGCGCCGGAGACTTCTACGACCGGGCGCCCACCAGGGCCGGTGCCCAGAAGCCGAACCGCCATCAGCCCGCTCCAACGACCGTGAGGTCGAGCGCATCGGGCGTGCCGATGGGAACGAGGATCTCGTCCACGTCATTCGGAATGCGCGACGCCGAGAGCCCGTTCGCCGCAGCGATGTGCCGCCACAAGTCGGCGCTGCCGAAGTAGGTCAGCGCCAACGCGCGCAAGTCCGAACCACGCGGCGGGCGCACGCGGCGGTAAGTATCGGGCCGCACGACCGACTGGAGTTGGATCTGCGTGTCGAAGGCGGCTTCGATCACTAGGAAGTCGCGCTCGATCTCTGCGTAGCGACGCAGCTCGAACTCCATCTGGGTAGGCACGTCATCCGATGCAACCGCGACGCCCGTGGGCATGTTACCGAACAGGTCTGCGAGCTGCGCTGCGGACTCCTGCGCGCGCCCTGACGCCGAGAGCGCGTCTTGCGCGAAGCGCAGGGGCATCAGCTCAGCCGACGCGCCGCGCGAAGCAGCAACCACAAGGGAGTTGTACGCGCCGTCCATGCTGTCGCCGAGTGCCCTGATGTCGTCGGCCTCACTCTTGAACAGCCCGCTGAGCGCACTGCGGAGCGTGTCGTAGGTTGCGGAGAACACATCGGCCGCGCCCCTTGCGGAACCGAGCAGACCAGCGAGACGCGAGATCAGGTCGCGCCCTGTGCCGCTCGCGCTGCCGACCTTCTTCGGCAACACACGCCCATCACCGTTCCACTCGAAGACACACTCCCACGCGATGTCGGTCAGGCCACCCACAGGATCGCCGGGCTTCCACACGAACTTCTTGACCAGCCCCGTGCGTAGGATCGTCTCCCAGGTCACCACAACCTGCGCACCAGACATCCGCAAGTCCTCGAACAGTTCGACGAGGCGGATGGGCTCGTCAGTGCCGAGATACCTCTCCTTCCAGATGCCGTTGATGGTCGTGGGCGCGAGCGTCTGCCCGAACACGAGATGCGTTGCAACCGGGTTGCCCGGGTACCAGATGAGCTTGGTACGCTGCTCGCCACCGAACTCGATGGAGCCGCCCTGACCGGAGCGGTACGGCAGCGATCGCCCGGTGAGCGCGATGACCTCGCCTGCGCGCGGCCCTTCGGCCACTTCGATCACGAAGTCAGTCGGGTCGCTGCGCGCCATCTATGCACCCCCGGGGCCGAACGTGGTGGCGTGCCCACCGGCCATCGACTGCACAGCGCGCTCCGCGAGCCGCTCGAAGCCTTGTGTCATCTCGATCATCACACGGTCGGGGTCCTGGTCGCGGAAGTCTTGCTTGATCTCGATCTTATCCACCTTTATCGTCACGGCCTGCTTGCCGCCAATCCTGGACTTAGCAAGGATCGCGTCGATGTCCAGAGCGCCGCGGCGCTCCGATTCATCAGTCACGCGCTCACCCTCCTTCAGCTTCGCGCGCTCCTCGGCGGGCGCAACGACCATGCGTGCGTAGTCGGCGACGAACTTGTCGTACTTCTGCCCGACCAGCGCCTTGATCGGAGGCACCATTTTCAAGAGTGCGACGATGGGCTGAATCGCCTTGAGGAGCTTCAGCGACAACCCATCGAGCGCCGCGAACAGCTTGGAGTAGAGCTTCGGCTCAAACATGCTGGCGATGAGGAGCCTGATCACGCGCAGCGCCTGCACAAAGGAGTCGAGCAAGGCGAGGATGAAGTAGACCTTCGCGGCCCAGACCATGATGCTCAAGCCGATGGCGCTCGAGTACCCGAGGATGATCGGCAGCAACGGCAGCGCGAAGGACAACGCGGCGACCACCTGCCACGCGACATCCGCGACGTTCGCCACCATCCCGACGAGATTCGCCCAGTAGCGGTGGAACGTCTTGATGGACTTCTCGTGGTGATGGAGCCACTGCGCCATCGTTGCGTAGACGGATCCGATCTTCTCTACGACCGGCAGACCGACGCCCTTCAAGATCATCACAAACATCTTATGGAAGCGCATCTCTTGGTGCGCGCTGGTCTGCGTCAGCTCCTTCGCACTCCCACCGATCTTCTTGTACGCGGCATGGATCTTCTCAAGCTTCTGTGCGTCCGTGTCGGTCTTCTTGATTCTCGCTTCGGCCGAGAGCGCAAGTCCGAACGGATCGGTGCCGCGTACCTTCCCGGTGCGCAGGAGCATGACACCGAACCGCGCCGCCTTCTCCGTACTCGAGCCGGTCGAGACAGCAGCCTTCGCCATGTCCTCCGCGAACTCAGCCGCCTGTTTCTCCGTGACGTTCATGCCCGCGAGCATCGGGCGGATGCGCGTGTAGCCCTTCTCGATCTCGGTCGTAGACACGCCCAGCTCGAAGGCGGTGTTAGAGAACTTCTTGATCAGCGACTCACCGACCGCGAACGCTTCGTGGATGCTGATCGCCTCCATCGCGATCTTGTGCGTCTCCGCAGCGGCCACCTTGGCGTGCGCGCTGTGCTTCGCAACGGCGTGCTCTGCCTTCACACCGTGGACCGCAACCTTGTCTAATGCGGCCCCGTGCTCCTCTGCGCCCTTGGCTGCGTGGTGCCCTCCGGCGGCCACGAGGTCGGACATTTTGACGAGGCCAGTGAGCTGCACCAGCGACTTCTCGTAGGCTTCGGCAGACTCGATCGCTTCGTGGATGAGGTGCCCGAACGAATGCGCCAACTTCGAGACGGCCCAGCCCGCTGCCGCTGCCGCGAGGCCGACGCCCGCGAACTTCAAGCCCACGTCGCCAAGCGCCTTCGCCGTGTCGGTCTTCAGCTCCCCCGCGAAGCTGTGACCGATCGCGTGCTGAAGGTCATGGGTGACGGCCTTGCCGACCTTGCCAACCTTGAGCCACGCGCCTGTGATCTTGTGGAGCGCCTGCTCCATCGGAGACGCATCGGCGGATAGCTTGACCTGGACCTCGGTCGTGTCGCCACTCATGCGCGTTACTCCTTCGTGTACCCGAACGGCGGAGGTTCGGCGTTGATGAGATCAACGAGCGCGCTGCTGTAGAAGTGTAGCTCGCGCGCGGTGAGCTGACGTAGTTCTGAGAGCGGCTGGTGGCCGTAGCGCGAGCAGTAGGCCATCATCCGCCACCACGCACGCTCGTCTACTTCCCGCCGACTTCGGTTCGCATTGACCCGAAAAAACTCTCTTCCTCCTGGTCGGTGGTCGCGTGGACGCGCGTGAACGCGAGCAGGAGGAGGTGTCGCATCTTCGCGCCGAACCGCTCCCAGTAGAAGTCGGCCTCGGACTCGGCCTGGTTCACGAACTTGCCGTTGATCGCGTAGAGCGAAAGCTTGATCAGCTCCTCGGCCTGCTTCGCAGGGTCGGAGCCACCGATCTTGCGCGCCATGCGCTCGTCATCGGCAGTCAGCTCAGCCAGCGTGATCTGGGTCGGATCCGTTTCCTTCGTGCGCGCCGTGGCGGGGATGTCGAAGATGAACTTGGTGATGATCTTCCGCCGCGGGCTGCGCATGTCGGGAGCCGCATCGACGATGCTCGGTCCCTCGGGTGGCTTCTGAGTGATGTGATCGCCCATGTGTACTCCTCCGGGTGCTCCGGTTGGTGCCGGGCGCGCGCTAGGTCGTGATGAACTTCGCGCGCTCGGCGTTGTAGGTGAAGCCGGCGCTGACGTAGGCGTCGCGGCCTCCGATGGTGACGGGCGTCTCGCCGAACTTCATGTCCTTGATGAACATGCGCGGGCGGTCGCCGTTGGGGAAGCTGAAGCGTCCGGTCGCGTTGACGCGCGAGGTCCGCACGTCGATCTGCCGCTCCTGGCGCGCGCGGATGAACTCCATGAGAACGAACAGGTCCTGACTCTCGGCGTGGACTGTGAAGCTCCCACCGACGCCGTCGCTGATGTCGTCGTAGCGGAGGTTCGTCTCGCCGAGGTAGCCCTCCTCCAAGATGCGCCCGCGGAAGGCCATCGTGAAGTCCTTGAAGGCGGTGACGGTGGCCTCGATCGCGTTCTCACGCGAGAGGCGGATGGTGACTTCCTGGCCGCGGAGCCTCGTCTCGGTCATGCCCGCAGGCTAGCCCCGAGCGGGGTACGCGGTCAACGCCTGGTCACATGCCCTCGTTGAGGGTCATGTGATCCTCCTACGCGGCGACCTCGACGGTCGGTCCGATGGTGGTCTGGAGCACGATCTCGTCGAGGGTGGCGACCTGCCGCACCTTGACGATCACGACGTAGATCCCCAGGCCCTCCTGCTGCGCCGTGTTGCCGCTCTTGGAGTCGAGCGAGAAGGACTCGATGCGCCGCTGGGCCGGGTTGTTCTCGGCCCGGAGCGTGTCGAGGAAGTCGAACAGCCCACCGACGAGCGCGTCCTTGCGGTCCTCGGTCGCGGGCTTCTTGTTGTAGACGAGCGAGATCGCCGCGAGCGAGTCCTGCACGAAGTCGGCGAAGCGCCTCCGCGAGATGGGCGCGGCCGTCGGGTAGAGCTGCGGGTCCACCGCCGTCACGCCCGACTGGAACTCCCACCGCTGGATGCGCGTGTCGCGGCGCAGAGCCGCGACGCCGTTGCGCTTGAACGCCTTGTAGTGGTTGATGTTGAAGTTGGTCGGCGTGCCTGCGCCGCCTCCCGAGAGGCCGTCTTCGAGCCTGCGGATGAACTCGATCAGGTCCGTGCTCTCGCCCGGGTTCGCTTCGGGTGCGAGCATCGAGCAGATGGTGCCCATCGCGGCGTCGGCTCCGACGAGCACGTTGCCGAGCGTCGGGTTGTTGGGGTTGAGCTGGACGATCTCGTCGATGGTCTGCTCGAAGTGCGGGTAGCAGTAGATCACCCGGTCGTAGCGGTGCGCGGTCACCGCGTTGCCCGCCGCGGCCGGATCGAACAGCTCCCCCGCCGCCGTGGTCGGCAGCGTGCCGACCCTGGGTCGCAGGAGCGCCACGCGCCCCATGCCGATCTGCGAAGAGGCGACGGCGTTGTTCTGGAGCGCGGTGCGGATCACATCCGACTCACGCGCCGCAGCGATGAGGTTGATCGACGCCGCGGGCTCGATGGAACCCGCGAGCGTGCTCGTGATGGCCGCGCCGTAGTTGGTTTCCACCGTCGCGAGCACGAGCACGGTCAGCGGCGTCAGGTTGTTCACGGACACCACGATGGCGGGGAGCGCCGTCCCGGCACCGATGCCAGCACGGAACAGGTCGCTCGTGTTCGCGCTCGTCACCGTGCCCGCGACTGCCGCAGCGTTGCCGCGCGTCGAGTAGACGGGGACGCCCGTCACGCCACGCGCGGTCGAAGGCGTGGTCGCGTTGGTGTTGGGGTTGAAGGCGAACACGGTCGTCGCCACGACCGTGAGATCGGTACCCTCAGCGATGATCACGTCCTGCGCGAGCGCGAACTCCTCGGTCGTCGCTGCGGGGTTGAACACGCGCGTGCCGCCCGGGAGCTTGAGCCCGCCTGCGGGCACCAGCGGCCCGTTGACGGTGCCAGCGAAGTCGATCGGGAAGGTGCCCGTGACGACCACGGTGAGCACCTCGGGGATCTCCATCTTCGCGCGCACCAGCACGAGCCGCGTGAAGGTCTTGTTCTTGAGCCAGACGAAGGCGTTGCCGTTGCTCCACGGGTTCGTCGAGAACGCGAGTGGGTTCGTGATCGACGGCGAGAAGCCGCCCATCGCTCCGCGGATGTCTGCGTCGCCCGTCACCTCGACGGGACGGTCGTAGGCACCGCGCGGCCACTCACCGACGAGGCACAGCGTGCCGGTGCCGACACCAACGAAGATGCCGGTCGGGAGGAGGTCGATGATGTCGATGCCCTCGATCTCGGTGATGACCGAGAGGGGCGGGAACTGCGTGAAGCGTCGGATGAAGCCTGCCATGATCTACTCCTTGTCTTCCTGCCCGCTCGCGGTGCTCGCGTCCGAGGCCATCATCGGTTGTACACCTGACCGTCTACCACGACCTGCACACGCGAGGACATGGCGGCGACCTTGCGGACGACGACGTGCTGCGCCTGCGCGTGCAGTTCAAATTGCGAGAGCCAGCGGTGGCGGATCGCGAAGTCGGTGGAGTCGAGCAACCGCTGGCTGAGCAACGTGTAGCGTGCCTTGCGTTCGTAGTACGCCGGCATGGTCAACAGCTTGCCGTAGCGCAGCGGTCCATCGTCCTGCGCTTCGCCGGGCTCGACGAAGGAGTCCTCCAACACGCTCGTGATCGCTTCACGCTCGGCCTTGCTGCGGGCCCGAACGACGGCGACGAATGGCACGTCGAACTCCGCGATGGCGAACAGAGCGAAGCCGCCAGTGCCGTCACTGCGCCACGTCTCCTCGAGGATGCGCGGCGACAGGCTGCTGTCATCGTACTTGCCCTCATCGGGCAGCACCGCCACGACCGGGAGGCGCCCGCCCTCGGACTTCGCGCTCTGCTCGAACTCGGCCCAGGTCGCGTAGGCGGCGGCGAACCGCCGCTGTTCGGTCGTCGCTGGGAGATCGAACTCAAGCTGCGCGAGGTAGGTCGAGAGCGTCTCGGCCATCGCCGTGCGGATGTCGCGCGTCTTGCGGAAGGGGTAGTCGCAGAGCTTCATCAGGTCATCCCCAACGGGTGGCCTTCCGGTGCGCCTTGACCAGCTCGACCTTGATCCGCTTCTCGAAGGCGTCGCGCAAGTCGCGACGGATGGCGGCGAGCGGATAGAGGCCCGCGCGCCCCTGCCGCTTCGCCTTCATCGAGATCGCGAAGGCGATGCTGCGCTGCTGCTTGTAGTCCGTGACGCCGAGCTTACGGCGCACCCACTCCATCAGCGGAAGGATCGGAATGCCGACACCGGGCCTTCGCCCGTACTCGATCACACCAGCCTTCACGCGCGGGCTGCTCTCCGAATAGAGCATCGCACCGTCAGCGAGACGCGCGACACGCCACGACGCGAGATAGTCGCCCGTGTCGATCGGCATCGGCTTGGTGCGGTGGATGGACCTGTTGATCAAACGCAGCCCATCCTTCTCGAGGGTGATCTGCGCGGCCCTGATGACCGCGTCCTTGTAGCCCAACGCGATGCGGCGCATCACCTTCGGCATGTCATCCAGTGTGAGCACGTCACCCATGGGTCACGTCGGCGAGAGCACGCCGTTGCGGCTCCGCTCTCCGTCAGCACGCACGAGGCTGACCGTCCACTGGAAGGCGTCGCGCTTGAGGAACTGTGCGGCGCTGGGCTGGAAGCGCCGCCGCGGCGCGCGTTGGTCGGACGGAAACTTCCCGGCGGGCACACACGGCTGCGCGAAGCCAGCGGGCCGGTTCTCCTGCACCTCCCACCAGAACGAGTACCCCGGCTTGAGCGCGTCGGGGTACGCGGGGTCGCGCAGCTCCGGCAGGAGCCCTTGCAGGAAGTCCTCGCAGTAGGCGGCGCTCACCTGCTCGACCGAGATCCCGCCACCCTCCGTGAGTCCGGTAGCCTCCAGCGACTTCGACACGCCGGTCAGCGCGGACACGCGCGGGGTCGGGAGCAGCTCGACCTCACGATAGAGCACCGGGCGACCGACACCGATGGTGGCTGCGTCGAGTAGAGCCTCCGCGCCAGAGGTCACGCCGTCGGCGTCAACGTCCGTCGTCCAGCGCGCCCAGACGAGGAACACGCGGTACGGGCGCAGGCCGAACTCGGTCATCAGTTGGCGGATGCTGTCCACGCAGGGAACAAGCTGCGCTGCAAGCGTTCCTGCAACCACGTGATCGGCGAGCGGCCGGATCTGGCAGGCGCCGCACACCTCACGCCCCGTGCGCGACGGGGCGATTGATGCCCATCGCGGAGCTGCGGAACCGTTCCGAGAACACGTTGAGCGGCACGCCGAGATCGTCGGCGAGACGCCGCGCCCAACGCAGGTACTCCGTCTCGAGCCTGTCCTGCTCGGTGGGGTCGCTGGTGCTGTTGCTGATCGTGATCTCGCCGAGCTTGATGGCCTTGAGGCGGCAGAGCGCCTCGACCATCTGACACTCGATGGAGTCGAGGATGTCGAGCGTCTTGATCACCCGGTCCTGGTACGCGGGCATGATGCGCTGCATCGCGCGCTCGACGAGGAACTGCGCCTCGCCCGCGGACGGGAAGCCGAGCTGGATGGCCGCCGAGGGCTCGACGTTGAGGTAGCCGAGGTGGTGTCGGCACCGTGCCTTGTCGGCTTCGGTGAAGGTGATCGCCATGACTCAGCGTAGACGAGCCGGTGCCGCGCGGCTAGCTACGCTCCTCCATCTCGACGCCCTGCATCCGGAGGCTCTCGATGTCGTACTCGTTCGAGCTGATGATCTTGCCCGCGCGGAGCGTGTACTGCGCCGCACCGCGGTTGATCGCACGGTCCTTCTTGACCAGGAAGATGCGCGGCTTGAGCGCCGCTGCCTTCGCCTCGGAGAGCGGCGGGCAGTAGGGCTGCTGCATCTCCTGCGGCGGCTCGACCTTGAGGTTCTCGATGGCGCGTCGCGCCGCCTCTTGGTTGCGCCGGTCGCTCTCGACCGTGCGCTTGATCTCGATGACCTCGGCTGGCTTGGGTGAGTCTTCGACGAACGGGATGCCGTCGATGCTCGGGTCGGCCTTGCGGGGTTGCTGCTTCGCGTTCGCGTTCACGTTGTCGTCCTCTCCATCGCGTGCCCTACGCGAAAAGGTGGGGTGGAAGGTGCAGGCCCCGGTTCAAGCCTGGGCAGGCAAGAGCGGGCTCAGCGTTGTAACCCCCGCTGGTAGGGACTGTGGCCTCGGAGCCGAAGCTCCTTGGTAGACGCCTGCACCTTCACCCCTGTCGGTCGAGCAGACCCACGATGCGCCGAAGCGCGAGTGGGTGGCTGCAAACGAAGGAACGAGTCCTTCACGACCGCCAGCCACACCGAAGTGAGGCTGGAAGGGTGGTGACCCCGAAGGGACACCGAACACGCTCCGAAGAGCGGCCAGGCCGAAGCCTGGGTAGAGAGGGACCGAAGCCCCTCGCACCTGAGAACTAGGAGCCGTGCTGCACCACGACCGCGCGCTTGAAGTCCGCCGCGCTGGTCTTGATGGTCGAGTCGGTCGGCACCGGCCAGTCGCCGGAGAACGACCACGCCTCGGACGTGAGCTGCTGGAGGCGATCGAGCGGCGCGCGCAGCACCAGCCGGATCCTCTCCGTCATGACCTGGATGCCGTTGTTCACGACCGCGAACTCTCCGATCTTGCCGATGACGCCCGCCTCGCTGATGTACTTCGACTCGTCGAGGTACTTCTCCTCGATCACGCCACCGCCGCTGAAGATGGGCCGGTGGATCTCGACCGGGGTCGCGCCGCCGGGAGGCGTGTTGCGCAGCTCGCCCGCGAACGTGTAGCCGTAGTCCGGGTCCTGATCGACGGTGGCGACCGTCGGGGCCTCGGTGTTCCGGTAGAACGTCACGTTGAGCAGGTACGCCAGCACGAACTCGCGGTAGTGCAGGTAGTCGGGGATCGACTGGTTGAGCCGCTGGAACTCGTTGTCGCCGAAGATCTGCGACTCGGAGATCGGGTCGAGGTGGCAGTGGAAGGTGCCGTCCTCGTGCGTGGGCACGTTGTTGAAGCGGAGCTGCGCGACGCTGGCGCGCACGTCCGCGATGGTGAACTGGTCGCCCGACGAGATGCCGTCGATGCTGACCGAGCCACCGGAGTTGATCACCTGCGTGCGGTTGCCCGCGAGCACGATGTCGCGCGCCGCGAGGCCCGCGTGCGCCACGTCGATCGTCAGGATGCCGCCGTGGATCTCGTCGCCCGCGACCGTCGCCGTGTAGCCGATCACGTTGCGCTGGACCGGCACGCCGCCGGAGATGATCGTGATGGGCAGCGGGTTGCCCGCGCTGACGAGCCCCGGGCGCCCGTTGAACAGCTTGCGGGTGAAGCCGTTGATCGACACGACCGGGATGGTGACACCCGCGCCCACCGCGCCGCTGACCACGGTGTTGCCCGCGAGGTACGCGTTGAACAGCTTGTCGCGCACCGTGCGGTTGAGCGACTGCCCGGCGTGCAGGCCGAGCTGGTGCATGTTGCGCAGGTAGATCGACGCGAGGCTGACGTAGTTCGTCGGCATGTGCGTGTCGATCGCGTCGCCGTACTGCTGCGCGGTGGCCTCCCACTGCTCCACGTCGTAGCTCTTGGGCGTCGGGTCCTTCGCCTGCTGGAGCGGACGGGTGGTCGGGCGGATGAGGCCCGTGCGGGTGAAGGTCTGGTTGTTGCCGAGGTTGACCGGCCACATCTCGGGCACGGCCTCGCCGCGGTACAGCAACCGCGGGAACAGCGCGTCACGGAAGACGCGCACCAGCGTTCGGTCCTGGATCGCGCTCACCACGGAAGGGTTGAACGCGACCACGAAGTTCGTGCCCAGCGTCGATTCTGCCATCTCTCAGTTCCTCTCTCGGGCGGCGCGGTCACGAAGACCGAGCACGCGGTTCGATCACATGCCCGGCCGGAAGCCGTACTTGTCTGCGGTCCTGCGCTTGAAGTCGATCGACTTCATGTCCATCACGTCGGAGTCCTCGGCCACCTGCGCCTTGCCCGGGGGCGCGGGGGTCGGGGCCGGCGTGCCTGTCGAAGACGCGGGAGCGGTCGCCTGCGCGACCTGTGCGCCCGCCTGCGAAGCCGCGGCCGGGATGCCGGCCTTCGGACCCG